TCTTGTAAATCATCAAGTATGGTCAAATTTTAATGCACAATATAATAAAAATCAAAAAATATTAGATCATGTGCAATGGTTTAAGCCAAGTTTAGGATGGAGTTCGGGTCCAACAGCATTGAGAATGGCACTAGATCATGGTCATAAAGAAGTTTATATGCTTGGTTTTGATTATCAAGGACACCAAATGAAAGACAAAAATACTCACAGATTCAAATTTAATAACCTATTCAAAGACACAAGAAATTATAAAAGAGGCAAAGATGATGCAACATTCTATGGAAATTGGATGAATCAAACCAAACGTTGCGTACAAGATTTCAAAGATGCAAAATTTTATCGTGTTATACCTGAAGGATGGTTCAAACCTAAGGATCTTGACTGGAATGATAACATGACTCACGTGTCCACAAAAGATTTTTTATCAAAATTTGATCTTCAACAACAAATTTAACAAAAAGACCCATTTTTGTACCATTAATACCGCCGTTTTTACTGTTTTATCGTAAATAATAACACTTATAAGTACAAATCGAATGCATTAAAAGGAGCACGTGTAATGACAACAAATAAGTTTGAACAATTACTAGAACTTCTAATTAACGAAGAACAAGATAAAGCAGAGGCTTTATTTCATGAAATCGTTGTGGAAAAATCTAGAGACATTTATGAAGGTTTAGCAGAAGAAACTACTGCTGAGTCTAAAGAAGAGTCTAAAGAAGAGTCTAAAGACGAAGTTAAAGAGACTTCAGAAGAGTCTAAAGACGAGAAAAAAGAAGAAGTTAAAGAAACTGAAGCATCTAAAGATGAAAAAGTTGAAGAAACTTCAGAAGAAACTAAAGAAGACGAAAAAGTTGAAGAAACTGCTGAAGAAGAAGTAAAAGCAGACGAGTCTGAAAAAACAGAAGAAGAGTCTATTGAAGAAGTTGGTGGCGACGCTACTGATGAATTAGTAAAAGACATTTCTGCTGACGAAGAAGGCGAAGGCGAGAAAGCGGCTGACGATATGGCGGCTGACATGGATGCTGATGCTGGAAACGGTGAAGAAGAAGGCGAAATCGAAGACAGAGTAGTTGATTTAGAAGATGCTTTAGACGAATTAAAAGCAGAATTTGAGGCAATGATGGGCAAAAAAGACGGTGAAGAAGAAAAAGAAGAAGAAGCCGTTGTAATGCCAACAGAAACTCCAATTGAGATGCCAGTGGAAAGCAAAGAAGCAACTAAAGAAACTGTAAAAGAGTACAAAATACAGAAAAGTGCTGACAATGCTGACCATGCTGACGCAAAGGCATCGCCAGTTAAAGATGCAGGCAATAAATTAGTATCAAAAGGTGCTAAAAATATTGCTCAAGGATCTGCAGAAGAAAAAGGCAGACCGGCACCAACTGCTCAGAAAATGAGTGATTTTGAGAATACTCCGGGTAAAGACAAAGGCACTTCAATGAAAAAAGAAGTTAAAGCCGACAAAGCGGATCATTCAGACAAATCAGCAAAAAGTCCAATTACTAAATCGTAATTGAAACTTTTAAAAGGAGTTTGGAATGTCACTTTATCTTAGAGAACACCTAACATACGATCAGGCGAGAGTACAGATCTTACACGAAGGCGAACATGGTAAGGATTTGTACATGAAAGGTATCTGTATTCAGGGTGGAATTAAAAATGCTAACCAAAGAGTTTACCCAGTAAACGAAATTGGTAAAGCAGTTAAAACACTTAATGACCAGATCAGTTCAGGCTATTCTGTATTAGGTGAAGTAGATCATCCAGACGATTTAAAGATTAATTTGGACCGTGTGTCTCACATGATTACTGAAATGTGGATGGACGGACCAAATGGATATGGTAAAATGAAAATTTTGCCAACACCGATGGGTCAACTTGTCAAAACGATGTTAGAATCAGGTGTGAAATTAGGCGTATCCAGTAGAGGTAGTGGAAACATTAACGAATACGGAAGCGGCGAAGTTTCAGATTTTGAAATAATAACGGTTGATGTTGTGGCCCAACCTTCGGCACCGGGTGCTTACCCAACGCCAATTTATGAACATCTTATGAATACAAAAGGTGGACATATGGCAAAGGGTCTGGCCGCTGAAGTTCGAAATGACAAAAAAGCACAAAAGTATCTAAAAGATGCACTAACAAATATAATAAAGGACCTAAAATAACATGATAGACGCAATATCAAAACTTGTTGAATCAGGAGCAATATCAGAAGATGTTCAAAAAAGCATCCAAGAGGCTTGGGATTCAAAAATCAAGGAAAATAAAGAAACTGTAGGTGCTGAGTTGAGAGAAGAGTTTGCTAAAAGATATGAACACGACAAAGCAAACATGATTGAAGCAATAGACAAAATGATGTCAGAGAAATTATCTGAGGAAATCACAAAGTTTGTTGAAGACAGAAAAGCACTTGCACAAGAAAAAATCGCTTACAAAGAAAATGTAGGCAAACATTCTGCTAAATTAGAGAATTTTATTCTTTCTAAATTATCAGAAGAGTTAAAAGAACTACATGGCGACCGAAAAGGTGTTCATGAAAACTTTAAGAAAATGGAAGAGTTCGTTGTAAACGCTCTTGCAAAAGAAATTAAAGAATTCCATGAAGACAAAAAAGGCGTTGTGGAAACTAAAGTTAAACTAGTAGCAGAAGCGAAAAAACAAATGGCTAAAATGAAAGAAGCATTTGTAGCAAAATCTGCTAAAGTAGTAGAAACTGCTGTTAACAAAAAACTTGCTGAAGAAATAGCACAGTTGAAAGAAGACATCACTTCTGCTAGAGAAATTAACTTTGGTAAGAAAATATTCGAAGCGTTCAGTTCGGAGTATCAGAACTCATACTTAAATGAGAAATCAGAGACTGCGAAATTAATGAAAGTGGTTGATGAGACTACTCTGAAGTTAAAAGACGCTGAGAAGGCTGTTGAAGAGAAACAAGCGGTGATTGAATCTAAAGATGTCGAAGCAAAAAGACAAGCGGATTTGATGGAACGCAAGGAAAAAATGGCCGAGATGCTCAAACCATTGGGCAAAGAAAAGGGTGAAGTTATGGCTCAACTACTTGAAAGTGTACAAACTAGCAAGTTGCAGGCTTCATTTGACAAGTATCTACCTCACGTGATGTCAGATAAACCAGTTGCATCAACTAAACAAGTTATTAGTGAAGCAAGTGGCGACAGAGCAAAGAGAGAAGATGCTGATTTAACAAATATTCGTAAGTTGGCGGGTATATAATATAAACTAAGGGGAAAGATCAAATGTCAGAAATATTTGAATCTAAATGGGGCGAAACTAAACAGGCCCTAACTGAAGGTTTAGAAGGTAACAAGAAAAAGACTATGGATGTGGTCTTAGAAAATACTAAAAGGTATTTGTCAGAGCAGGCTACTGCTGGGGCAACATCTGCTGGTAACGTTGCTACTCTAAACAGAGTGATTCTTCCAGTAATACGTAGGGTTATGCCTACTGTTATAGCGAACGAGATCGTTGGTGTACAACCAATGACTGGTCCGGTTGGACAGATTCACACACTAAGAATAAGATATGCAGACACAGTAAGTTCGAACACAACTGCTGGTGAAGAAGCATTATCTCCATTCAAAATTGCGAAAGCATACGCAGGTAATCAGAACAACACTACTCCTAAAGCGGCTTCTACAGCATCTTTAGAAGGTACAGGTGGTAAGAGATTATCAATCCAGATCTTGAAACAACCGGTTGAAGCGAAATCTAGAAAACTATCGGCTAGATGGACTTTTGAAGCGGCTCAAGATGCACAAGCACAACAAGGGATTGATGTAGAAGCAGAAATCATGGCGGCATTAGCACAAGAAATTACTGCTGAGATTGACCAAGAAATCATCGGTTCGCTAAGAACATTAGCGGGTACGGCTTCTGAGTCTTTTGACCAATCTGCTGTTTCTGGAACTGCAACATTCGTTGGTGATGAACACGCGGCTTTGGCTGTGTTAATCAACAGAGTTGCAAACCAAATCGCAACAAGAACAAGAAGAGGCGCTGGAAACTACGCTGTAGTATCTCCAACTGCTTTAACAGTTCTTCAATCTGCAACAACTTCAGCATTTGCTAGATCAACTGAAGGTTCTTTTGAAGCACCTACTAACACTAAATTTGTTGGTACGTTAAATGCTTCTATGAGAGTTTACGTTGATGCATATGCGGCTGATGCTACATCAGTACTAGTTGGATATAAAGGTGCAAGTGAAGCAGACGCTCCGGCGTTCTACTGTCCTTACATTCCTTTAATGTCAAGCGGAGTTGTACTTGATCCGGCTACTTTCGAACCAGTTGTTGGTTTCCTAACAAGATACGGTTATGTTGAATTAACAAACACTGCATCTTCACTAGGTAACGCGGCAGACTACGTTGGATTAGTAGGTATCAGTTCAGGTAACTTAAAATTCAAGTAAGCCAAGGCTTATTTTATTTTCAAAGAAAGGCGGCTCATGTCGCCTTTTTTTGTGGCGGTGGTATCTGTGTTTTAAATAACTCGTGCAATATTGTTTTCATCATATACCAAAAACAGCAGGCAGTAGTTTACAACTACGTTTAGCACATCGTGAATCAATTGGAGAATTACCAATAGGCTCAACTTTAATAGTATATCCTTTGTATGACCAAATGAGATTTTACAGAGTCAGCAATGAT